ATGTGCTAAATACCTATATGAAAGATAAAAAAGCAGCTAAACTTATCATCAAAAGGGCAAAGAAAAATCCATTTTTATATTCATCAGCTGACATTTACTACGCAAAAAAAGTAAAAAAACTAAAAGACGATGCCTTACCACATCAAGAAACCCAGTCATCTTGATTCAAGTGTCAATGTATATTATATTGGCGATAAAAGATGGTCTGATAAATACGATGATAGAAAACAGTATACTAACAATCCAACATACTTAACCAAAAATGATGATGGTAAGAATGGTGGATGGGCCGGTTGTACTGTCGTCACCGAATAACTAAATAACTAAAAATATTGATGCCATGAAACAAACTCCCAGACAAATGAGAGAAGCAAATATAGCCTACGAAAAACTCGTTGACTATTTAATTACAGAAAATTATGCTTCAAATAAACAGGATGCTGATGCCATCATTGGTGGTATGAGTGAAGAGTGGTACAATATAATTATCAACGGATAATGAAAAACCTCGACCAGTTTCTTGACGAGGCACAATCAGCAAAGTGCCCTAAAGGATACAGATTTGATACAAAACTTAAAAGTTGTGTTCCCACAAAACGATATAAGTATTATCCTAGTTTTGGTGGGAGATACTATCGTGGTGGAGACAATCGCTCTGATAGTGGCAATGGCAATGGTAATGGAGGAAACGGAAATGGTAACGGTGGTAATGGCAATGGTGGCAATGGCGGTGGCAACGGTGGTGGCAACGGTGGAGGTGGTAATGGAGGAGGTGGAGAATGAAAACTCTTCAACAATTCCTTGAATCATCTAACCCTAGAATACCTAGAAAGAAAGGACAACCAGCAAAATCTAAAAAACATTCTGACTTATATACTGATGAAGATCCAAAAGGAACGATACATGGACTCGGATTCAAAGATGAATCAACAGCGAGATCCAGTGTTGCAAAGATTAGAAAATCAAATAGATCTCATGCTCACAAGATTCAGGCAGCAATCGCAATGGAGCAGCGAGCACGGGTGATGGGTAAATCTGCTGAAGCAGCAATTTATCGTAAATTTATTAATTCAATGAAGAAGAAAACTAAAAAATGACCTCCTCGAATCGCGGCCCACTTGCGGGACAAATTGGTAATCGAAATTTCCTATCCCCCGTAGGTTTTAAGTTTTCACTTGCAAAATTTCCAAAGATATCATTTTTCTGCAACTCAGCATCAATACCAGAGATATCAATTGGAACTTTTCAACAACCATCATATTTAAAGCAAATTGATGTTCCCGGTGAGAAGTTAACATATGGTGATTTGGATATTCGATTTTTAGTTGATGAGAATATGGAGAACTATATGGCAGTTCATAACTGGTTAAGAGGACTTGGTTTTCCTGATGATGTTCAAGAATTTATTGATTTGAAAAATAATGATACATATTCACCAGATCCTTCTGCAAAAAATGCATTGAATGAGTATTCAGATGCAACTCTTTTTATATACAATAGCAATTTTAATGAGATTGCAAAGGTTAAATTTAAAGATGTATTCCCTGTTTCACTGTCTACAATTAACTTTAGTGCAACAACTGATGATATAAACTACGTCACAGCAGAGGCTACTTTTAAGTATTCTATATATGATATAGAAGTACTGACTTAATTTATGAACATTGAAAAAATTCAAACATTATGGGATGAAGATTCAAAATTAGACGTAGACAACCTACATACCGAGTCAACAAAGATTCCATCTTTACACGCAAAATATTATAAGATTTATAATAACATTCTTCTTTTAAAAAAGATTGAAGAAAATAAATTAAAAGTCTTAAATAAAGAAAAATGGCAATATTACACAGGAAAAGCAAATCCAGAAGTCTACATAGATAAACCTTTTGATCATAAGGTTTTGAGACAGGATGTAGATAAATATCTGGAATCAGATGAAGATTTAATTAAAGGAAAAACAAAAATAGATTACTTTCAAGTAATGTTAAATTATTTGGACAGTATTCTTAAAAATATTAATAACAGAACTTATCAGATAAAAAATGCCATTGAGTGGCAAAAGTTTATTCGAGGTTACAGTGACTGATATTATCATCAAAAAGAAGAATGAAGTATATGTGACTGTCAAGGCAGAACCACATATTAATCAGGAGTTATCAGATCTTTTTACATTTGATGTGCCTGGTGCAAAGTTTATGCCACAATATCGTAGCAAGTATTGGGATGGTAAAATACGTTTATATTCTCCAGCTACTGGTGAGATATATGGTGGTCTTGTTGATAAAATTGTTTCATGGGCAAAGAAGTCAGAATATAGTTTAGAGTTTGAAAATAATCAGTTTTATGGTGCACCTTTTGAAGAAAATGAAATTATAAGTCGAGAAGGAGTCAAGGACTATATGACTCGTATCTCAAAACATAAACCAAGAAATTACCAGATAGATGCAGTTTATGATGCACTGAGATATAATCGTAAATTATTAATATCACCTACAGCATCAGGTAAGTCTCTAATGATCTATGCTGTTGTTCGATACTATGCAGAAAAAAATAAAAAGATACTTTTAGTTGTCCCGACTACATCTTTGGTTGAACAAATGTTCAAAGATTTTCAGGACTATGGATGGGACGCAGAAAATTATTGCCATCGAATCTATGCAGGTAAAGAGAAAACAAATGAAAATCCTGTTACAATTACAACTTGGCAATCAATCTACAAATTAAAAAGACCATTCTTCAAAGATTTTGAAGTTGTAATTGGTGATGAAGCACATCTTTTTAAATCTAAATCACTCATAAGTATTATGACAAAGATGGATGCTGCCAAGTATAGATTTGGATTTACTGGAACTTTAGATGGCACACAGACTCATAAATGGGTCTTAGAAGGATTATTTGGGCCTTCTTATAAAGTTACACAGACAAGAGAACTAATTGATAAAGGACATTTATCTAAATTACAGATACACATATTAATACTTAAACATAAACCACAAAAGTTTGAAGTATATGAAGAAGAACTACAACACATAATCACACATTCAAAAAGAAATAACTTTATTAAGAACTTAGTTGTAGACTTAAAGGGTAATACTTTAGTGTTGTTCAGTCGAGTCGAAACACATGGTCAACCACTTTACGAACTCATAAATAATTCCATAAAGAATGACCGCAAGGTATTTTATGTACACGGTGGAGTTGATGCTGAAGAAAGAGAACGAATCAGAGAAATCACTGAAACCGAAAGAAACGCAATCATCGTAGCATCTTATGGAACTTTCTCCACAGGAATTAACATTAAAAATCTTCATAACGTCATTTTTGCTTCTCCCTCTAAGTCAAGAATACGAAATCTTCAGTCAATTGGAAGAGTTCTAAGAAAAGGAGACAGCAAAACTCAAGCAGTTCTTTATGACATTGCGGATGATATCACGCATTTGTCGAGAAGAAATTATACACTCAATCATCTAATCGAAAGAATCAAAATTTACAACGAAGAAAAATTTAATTACGAAATTGTTCAAATTGACTTAGGAGAAAAATGACAAAGAAAAAAAAGGAAGAACCACAAGATTTTTTAGCAGTCATTAAATTAGTTTCTGGCGAAGAAATAATTTCAACTGTAACTTCATGTGAAGAAGATGATCGAACTCTACTACTCTTAGATAGTCCTGTAATGTTTGAAAGTGTATTAATGAAGAATATGACTGTTGGAGCAATTAAAGTCGTGCCTTGGGTTCAGGCAGCGACTGATACAATATTAATACTTGATATGGATAAAGTAATTACAATGTCTGAAGTATTTGATAAAGAAGTGATTCGTATCTATAATAGGTATTTAAATGATAAAGATCGAGATACTAATGAATCTACAGTTACTAAAGATATGGGATATTTATCTACTGTGACTGACGCTCGAATCTTTTTAGAGAAACTATATAAAAAGAAGAACAATAGCTAATATGTCTCTTAACCCTTAACAGAGTTATTCTACACATATTTTATTACTTTGTCAAGTGCCTCTGGCATTATTGACCATTTTGTGTTATAATTAACATTAACTAGCGGAGATCGTATGAAATGCCTAGAACAAGAAAAAGGTCGGAACATTACGTAAACAACAAGGAATTTTTAAATGCAATTGTCATTTATCGTAATCAATGTAAGAGAGCAGAGGAAGCTGGTGAAGACCGACCTCGTATCACGAATTATCTTGGTGAGTGTTTTTTGAAGATAGCAACACACCTATCATATAAACCAAACTTTGTTAACTACATGTTCCGTGAAGATATGATATCTGATGGAATTGAAAACTGTGTTCAGTATATTAATAACTTTGATCCAAATAAATCAACAAACCCATTTGCTTACTTTACTCAGATCATTCATTATGCTTTCCTAAGACGGATTCAAAAAGAGAAAAAGCAGATGGATATTAAGAATAAGATTCTAGAAAAGACTGGTTATGATCAAGTTTTCAATGTTGATGATAATGTTTTGAGCAATAGTAAAAGTGATTATAATTCAATTAAAGATAATGTACAGTATAGATTGAAAAAATGAATACTGAATTTAAGAAGATTAAAATTGCTGTAATTGGAACAGGGACAGCAGGTTGTCTCCAAACTCTTCAGTTCTCTCAGGAATTGAATTTTGAATATTTTGAACTTGATTGGATTTATGATCCAGAAACTCCCATCTTTGGAATTGGAGAAGCAACTACACCTCACATTCCTCAGGTTCTAAGAAGATCTAAATTTAGTACTGATATGCTTTTTAATGAATTAAAAGGTAGTCTTAAGTATGGAGTCAGGTTTTTTAATTGGGGAAAGAAAAATAAAAGATTTGAACATGACTTTGGGGTAGGTCAATATGGTATTCATATGGATACAAGTGCCTTAAGTACTTTTACATTAAAACATATAGAAAAAATTGAAGGAACTAATATTAAAGTTGTTGCTGAAAAAGTAAAAAGTATTGAATCTTCACCTGATGGATGTATTGTAAACGGACGTAATTATAATTTTGTTGTTGATTGTAGTGGTAATGAACCTTTATTATACAAAGATGAGTATATAGAATCTGAATTACCTACTGTCGATTCAGCAGTCATCTACAGGAAAATGTCTCCTGGCAATTGGAATCATACTGTTCACTTTGCTCATGAGAATGGTTGGATGTTTGGTATTCCTTTAAAAGATCGTCAAACTTGGGGATATACTTTTAGCAGTAAATTTACTACAGAAGAAGAAGCAAGAGAAGGATTACAAAAAATGCTTCCAGATGAAGATGTATCTACAGCAAGATATGTTACTTGGAAACCTCAGTTTGCATCTTTTTTAATTGATGATAATGGTGTTTATTCTAGAAATGGAAATGCTGCAGGATTCATGGAACCTCTACAAAGTCTTTCTGGTCTTCATACACATCAAATTTCTAAAGTTTTAGTTGACTATGTAAATGATGATGCATCTAAACAAGAAGTGAATACTGCTATTATTAGTAGTGAAAAAGAATGGTTAGAAGGTTTGGCATACCATTATCAAATGGGATCTTCTTTTGATAGTCCATTTTGGAATGATGTTTCAGAGAGAGCAAAGAAGTTTTTAGAAAAGGAGAAGTGTTCTGAGAGTGATATTTGGGATATCTACAAAGAAGATCCTAAAGATGTAGAAAGAGTTACATTGGGTTGCTTTGAGATACTTGATTTGGTACAATTGTCTCATGGTTTAGACACCCCAACTGCAAGGATTTTTGATCCTTGGAAACTTGCTGATCCTGATTTACAAAGTGTAGAATCATTTTGGGGAAGTCAAAACAGTCTTGAGGATTATTTAAAATGAATGTAGCAGTAATTACTGATCAACACTTTGGTGCTCGTAAGAATTCTCAAACTTTTCATAATTATTTTTTAGATTTTTATAATGAGGTTTTCTTTCCAGAACTAGAGAAACGTAAGATTACAACAATCATTGACATGGGTGATACATTTGACAATCGCCGTGGCATTGATTTCTGGGCACTTGATTGGGCAAAGAAAAACTACTATGATCGTCTTGCTAAGATGGGAATTGAAGTACATACGATCGTTGGTAATCATACCGCTTATTATAAAAATACAAATGATTTAACAAGTGTTGGATTATTTTTAAGAGAGTATGACAATGTAAAAATTTATCCAGACCCTCAAGAAGTAAGTATTGGTGGTCGTGATATTTTATTTTTACCTTGGGTTAATAAAGAAAACGAAAAGAAAAGTTTTGAATGTATCAAAAAGTCATCATCTAAACTTGCAATGGGACACCTTGAACTCAAAGGATTTAAAGTTAATCATCATGTTGTTATGGATCATGGTAGTATGGACGTTGACATTCTTAACAAGTTTGATAAGGTATACTCTGGACATTTTCATACAAGATCAAATAATGGAACTGTCTACTACCTAGGTAACCCTTATGAGATTTATTGGAATGATGTAAATGATAATCGTGGTTTTCATATTCTTGATCTGGATACCCTAGAAACCACTGCTATCAATAATCCCTTTTCGATGTATAAGCACATCTATTATGAGGATACCCCTAGACAAACTTTTAACTTTAGTAACTATAAAAATAAAATTGTTAAAGTTATTGTTAGAAAGAAGAGTAGTGAAAAGGATTTTGAAAAGTTTATTGACAAACTGCTCTCAGTGAATGTTTATGATCTTAAGGTTGTTGAAAACTTTGAGATGATAGATGCTGAAAACATCCAGATTGAAGAATCTGAAAATACTATTTCCATTCTTAGTAAGTATATTGAAGAGTCTGAAGGTGATTTTGATAAGTCTAACCTGAAGAAACTTATTAATGAGATATATAATGAAGCATGCGAAATAGCGTAAATGTTCCTTCTCGTCAACCAAGAAGAAAACGTCAACGATGGCGCTTATTGTGTCTTCGACAAATTAGGAAAGAAAATTTTATTTCTTTTTGAAGAGGTTGACGACGCAGAAAGATATGCTATAATGTTAAATGACTTTGCAGATACCGAAGTAGAACCAGTTGAAATAGAAAAAGAACCCGCTATAAAAGCTTGTGAGCATCATGGTTACAAGTACACTATTATATCTCCCAATGACATTGTGATCCTTCCTTCTCATTATGATCTCGTTTCAGACAATTAAATGGAAAAACTTTCTCTCTACTGGAAATCAATTTACTGAAATAAATTTTCAAAAAAGTGATACTACCTTAATTATTGGCACAAATGGTGCAGGTAAATCCACTGTTTTGGATGCACTTTGTTTCGGTCTTTTTAATAAACCATTCAGAAAGATCTACAAATCTCAATTAGTTAATACAATTAATGAAAAAGATTGTATGGTTGAGGTTGAGTTTTCTATTGGAAGTAGACAGTATCTTGTCAGAAGGGGAATGAAACCTTCTGTCTTTGAGATACACCAGAACGGTAAATGTTTAGATCAACTTGCAAACGCAGTAGATCAACAAAAGTATCTAGAACAAAATATTTTAAAACTTAACTTTAAGTCTTTTACTCAGATAGTCATTCTAGGTAGTAGTTCTTTCGTTCCTTTTATGCAGTTATCTGCACCAGGACGTAGAGAAGTCATTGAAGATATCCTTGACATTAAAATCTTTTCTTCAATGAATGAAGTAGTTAAAACTAAACTTAGAGGTATTAGAGAAAATGTTAAAGTCCTTGATCTTAAGAAAGAAAATCTTTCTGATAAAATCTCTATGCAGAAAAACTTTATCAAGGAACTTGAGGAACAGGGACAAGAAAGAATTAAGAAAAAGAAGAATACTCTTAAGGAATTGGTCGTTGAGAATGAGGAGTTATTAGAAAGCAATGAGGTTAAAAATAAAGAATTGTTAACAATTTCTAACAAAATGACTGATGTATCAAATGCAACAACGAACCTCAAGAAGCTAGGTACTTTGAAAGGTCGGGTATCTAATAAAGTATCAACCGCAACCACTGACCTCAAGTTCTTTAAAGAAAATACGGTTTGCCCAACATGTACTCAGGACATAGAAGAAGAGTTTAGATTAAATAGAATTGTTGATGCTCAAACTAAACTAGATGAGTTATCCAATGGTCTTGATGATCTACTGGAAACCATAAAAACGGAAGAGAACAGAGAGCGTCAGTTTAATGAACTATCAAAGGAGGTAACTAGACTCACACATGAAATTTCTAACAATAATATTAGAATATCTGGGATTCATAAACAATCCAAGAATCTGGGAAACGAAATTCAAACTATTACCAGTAACTTACAGAACAAAAATTCTGAACATGAGAAATTAGAAACTTTTAAGCAAGATCTAGAGTCTTCTTACAATAAAATAACAGAACAAAAAACTAAAGAACGTGATTATGACTTCGTGTATTCCCTTCTTAAGGATGGTGGTGTAAAAACAAAGATCATCAAAAAGTATCTGCCACTTATTAATCAGCAGATCAATAGGTATCTACAGATGATGGACTTTTACATCAATTTCACCCTTGATGAGGAATTTAACGAAAGCGTAAAGTCTCCTATCCATGAAGACTTTTCATACGCTTCATTTTCTGAAGGTGAGAAAATGCGAATCGATTTAGCACTACTTTTTACATGGAGGGAGGTAGCACGATTTAAAAACTCAACTAACACAAATCTACTAATCATGGACGAGGTGTTTGACAGTTCATTGGATACTTTCGGTACGGATGAATTTATGAAAATAATTAGGTATGTTCTTAAAGGGGCAAACATTTTCATCATCTCGCATAAGACTGAACTACTTGACAAATTTGCAGCAACAATTAAATTTGAGAAACACAAAGGATTCAGTAAACTATTATGAAACTTCCAAACTGGCAACACCACTCCAAAAAAGAAAAGAAACGACACTTAAAACCACAGGCATTGCGTCAAGCAAGGAAGCGACGTGGACAGTTAATAAAGTGTCTACTCAACCGTCCCAAGGGGCGGTTTTCTCGTTATTATAGGTATATACGAAACGAACACTATGTACGCATTTAATGAAGTTAAGGGACATCTTGCAAGACTCCTAGCAACAGAAAACCTTATTGTAGAAAACCGTGCAGTAGAAACTGCATCATTCAACGTTGAAACTCGTACCCTTGTTTTACCACTCTGGGAAAAGGCAGAAGACATTGTATATGATCTACTAGTATCTCATGAGGTTGGACATGCTCTGTACACTCCACAAGAAGAGTGGAAGGTAACCTATCCACATCTTCCACAGTCTTATGTAAACATCACTGAGGATGCCCGTGTTGAGAAGTTAATGAAGAGAAGATATGCAGGTCTTACTAAAACATTCTTCAATGGTTACAAATCACTTCATACTCAAGACTTCTTTGAACTTAAAGAAGATGACCTAAGTACTTACAGTTTTATTGACCGTATCAATCTATATTTCAAGGTTGGTAATTTTGTTACTCTTCCTTTCAGTAAAGAAGAAAAACCATTCGTTGAGAAAGTCGGTGATGCAGAAACTTTTGATGAAGCACTTAAAATTGCTGATGAAATCTTCAAGTATGTAAAAGAAGAGAACGAAAGAAAGCAACAGATGTTAAAAGATTTACCTACTCCTGATAGATCTGAAGAGTTTGAAGGAGGAAGTACTCCTACAGAATCATCTGATGATGAATCTACAGACGAACAACCTAACTCAAACGTAGAAGTTGAAGCAAAGAACGAAGATCATAATAATAATGATGAGCAGAAAGAATCTGAAGTAACCAAAAGTGAGAGAACTGGTGGTTCCCATGGTGATCAAGAAGTAAGAACTGATCAAATCTTTACTAAGAATGTCTCAGAACTTAACAACGAACAGAGTAATGGATCTCCTATCTATATGGAGTTACCTAAAATCAATCTTGATAATCTTGTAATTTCCAACTCTGAAATTTTCAAGACAATAAATGAATACTGGACAGAAGAACAGAGACGTATTGCAGAGTCTAACCCTAAATACGATTCAACTAAACTCTTTGCAAATGTAGATGAGGATTTTGCAAAGTTTAAAAAGTCTGCACAAAAGGAGGTAAACTATCTTGTCAAAGAATTCGAGTGTAAAAAATCTGCTGACGCATATGCCCGTGCTACTACTAGTCGGACTGGTATTCTCGATACAACTTTATTACACACTTACAGATATAATGAAGACGTATTCAAAAAAGTCACAGTAGTTCCAGATGGTAAGAATCATGGATTGATATTTGTACTTGATTGGTCTGGTTCTATGCAACATCAGTTGTTGGAAACTTTGAAACAGATGTACAATCTTCTATGGTTCTGTAAAAAATGTCAAATTCCTTTTGAGGTTTATGCCTTTACTAATGAATACAAAATGAGGACTCGCTCTATGGAAGAAGTCAAGAATATGAGTCCTGTTGATGAGTTAAAAGCAAATCAATTCAATATTCCTGAAGAGTTTAGTATGCTTAACTTGTTCACTAGTAAAGTAAGAACTGCTGAACTTAATGAACAGATGAAATTAATTTTCCGTATTGCCCATGGATTCTCTCATAGTTTCTATGATGTACACTACAGTTATCCTTATGCTCTTGGATTATCAGGAACTCCTTTGAATGAAGCACTAACATCTCTTGATGCAATTATTCCTCAGTTCAAACAGCAAAACAAACTCCAGAAAGTTCATTGCATTGTTCTTACTGATGGAGAAGCACAATGTAGTAAAATGAATTCTGTTGTTAAGAGACCTTGGGATGATGATACACATATGGGTACTCGTGGTATTGGTAAAAGAGTGATTCTTCGTAATCGTAAGAATGGACATTCTTATACCTTTAATGACTGGTGGGGAAATCATACAAAGAGTTTCAACCGTTATATCAAAGATCAATTCCCAGAAGTAAACTTGATCGGTATTCGTGTTTGTCCTACTCGTGACTTTAGTTCTTTCCTTCGTGATGGACTTGAGGACAATAACCAATATGAGAGAATCTTAAATGAGTGGAGAAAGAGTCGTGCTGTTTCTTTCGATGGAAATGGTTATAACAGACAGTTTGCTATCGCATCAAGTGCTTTGAATAATGATACAGAGTTTGAAGTTAAAGAAGATGCTACTAAGGCACAGATCAAGAGAGCGTTTGGTAAGTCACTTAAAACTAAGAAGATGAACAAAAAGATTCTCTCAGAATTCATCTCAATGGTGGCATAAATATGGATATGAGATATGAAGAAGGTGATGAGGGGTACATGCAAAGACACGTTTTTGCTAGTCCAGATAATCCATTTTATGATTATAAGGATGCTACCCCAGATGTCAAAAGTATCATTCATTGTATAAATTTACATGGAGATAATTTAGTTGGTGCTGAGATAGGAGTTCATGTTGGGGAAAGTTTTTTAACTTTAT